TGCTGTTGGCATTTTTTTCCACATCCCCCCATATTGGCAATTTATGGCAAAAATACCTGGCAAAAATACCTGGCAAAAATACCTGGCGAACTGTCAGTATTTGGCATATAACTGGTAAAAAATGTGTTCATAAATTATTTACAGATTGTTCACAGATTGTTCATAGTTTGTTCACACATGCAGTGCCTGGGTGTGCTATACTATAGCTACAGGGAGAGGGAAAGGGCTCCCGGAGAGTAACAGGGTTAGGCAGGCTGGCAAAGCCTGTAATACAGGAACTACCAATTAGGTGGTTAGCATCGCTATGGATTAAATTAGAAAGAGGTAAAATTATGGTAACATTGTATACAGGAGATAACCAGGTAATAATTACCTATGCCAGCGGGATTACCAATTCCATTTCCAACGCCATTTCCTACTCCAATATTGCGGGTATTGCATATCGCCCCGGAAAACTGCTGATTATATGGAAAGATTATACTATGAAACAGGTTGACAACCCCGCGGATTCTTATATTCATATTGCTTGCCCCGGTCGTTTCGATATTGATATAGAATAAGGGGCATTGCCCCGGTTAATGTAGCCGTTGTCCGTCACAAGCCGGAACGAGAAATACAGAGTGGCCGAACAAATTAAACAGAATTGAAAAAAGGAGAATTACAATGAACACCAACGAAATCATCACCGCCAACAGCAACTACATCACCCGCACATTTGCCGACACTCTTGTTAAGTTCACAAGAACCGCCCTTAAGGTGGAGAACGGCAAGCCCACAATGTTCAGTGAATCCATTGCCACGCAGTTCAAGGGGAAAATGACGGTTGAACAAGCAACCGAAAAGCTCAACAAGGCTAATCCTGGTTGTGTTATCATCGTTGAGAGCTGCGACTACATCGAGGAACTGCGGGGTATGCTGGTTAGCGACTTCTTGAAATACAGTGTCCCGGTTCAGCGTCCCGCAAGTCAGAATAAAGAAAGCGGTGAGGGCTAAGGCCCTCTCCCGCTTAATACTTTCTATAAAGGAGATTTAACATGAAACCCACCAAGGAATATATTGCCAGCGCTCACGCTAAAGGATGTTATGTAGACCGTTCAGACGGTACTATCTACCCCGCCACACCCCGTGTTACTTTCTTAGATGCTGTTAATGAGCTAACCATCGGCCACCATGAGCAGCTTAATTATTGCAATGCTGAAATTTGTTATTGTGATTACAGTGAGTTCTTTAAGAGTTACCCCATCCTACTCCGTAGCTACACCACCTTTGTAGCCGTTTACATCCCCACCACCGACCGCCTATTTGTATTCGACTATTATAGCCCCACCACATCCCAGCACCTTGCTAAGTTCAGAGTATGGCTAAGGAATCACTATTACAGAGTCCTTAACTTCCCCATCTATCGCAGGGTTAGAGATAAGAAAGGTTCCCATATTGAGTATGAGCCATTCATCCCATTTGTGAACGAATAAGGAGGTTAATAAATGCTGTACGATACCATTATCCCGGCCATTGGTTTTCTTGTCATAGTATTCGCAATCTACGCATACGGGAGGAACGCATGATTAACTTTAACTATCTCCGCTGGTGCATTGAAAACATGAAACGAGGGGTTTATTCCCCTCTTTCGGTTGAGAAAATCCTTGCTAAAACTCACCACTTATACACCAAAGGCAACCTTACCATTAAAGAATATCGTTGGCTGCTGATGGAATGTGAATCTTTTCTTAGGAGTGATTAAATGAAATACTTTGTAGAATCTTATAAATGTTATACTGATGTTAGCACACTATTTTTTGGATTCACATTGAGAGCAAAACGCATTTTCCCATTTAACGACAAACAGAAAGCATTTAGATTTGCTGTATGTCAAGCCGCCATGAAAGGGTCGGCATTGGTTACTGACTCTAACCACAATAGAATTTGCGCACTAAATAGCACCGAAAATTATGTGTTTTATTGGTTTGACCGCGATTCAGGCTACCTATTGATTAAAGATATAAGGAGCGATGAACAATGATTATCTCAACAGATATAAAACCATGCACCCTGTGCGACTTCTCATTTAACGATTGCTACCCGGAATACAACCTTGAGGGGATGGCATATTGTAAATATTGCAGAGTTGGCACAGTACCATTCGCATGGACACAGGTTAAAGAGTGTAACCCGCTCTCCTGTATTCGTAAAGACTGCAATCACGCATGAGGAGGTAAATAAATGGAGATTGTTAACTGGTTTATGCAATTCATATTCGATGTAGGTTGTATAGCTCTCGTTGCCCTTTTGATAGTCTTAGTGATAAGAATTATTAAAGGAAAAGATTGAAAGGAGGTGAAACTATGACAGTATGTTCTATGAAGTCCAATAAAGGTTTTGTACTTGGTTACAAGTTCGGCTTTAACGGCAGACTTAATGCGCAGCAGGTTAATGTTGACAGCGATGGTTCCGGGTTCTTCATTTACTCCATTGGTTTTTCCGAGTTCGTTCCTGCTAAGAAAATGAATCGTTATTCCTTTATTGAATCGCTTGAAACAGGCCACAGGATGTATAACATTAAAGGCAGTTGGGTAGGCGGTGATTAAATGAAAGTATTAGTTGCGTGCGAAGAAAGCCAGGAAGTTTGTAAAGCCTTTAGAGAGATAGGACATGAAGCGTATTCTTGTGATATTCAAGAGTGCAGCGGTGGACACCCGGAATGGCACTTAAAGCAAGATGTTTTACCTTTGCTCTATGAGCCCTGGGATTTAATCATTGCACACCCACCTTGCACCAGGCTGTGTTCATCCGGCCAAAGATGGTTATATTATGGCGATGCTGAATACAGGAAAAAGAAATTAAGAGAACAGCAAGAGGGTGTAGCTTTCTTCATGGCTTTTGTTGAAGCAGCAAAGGCAACAGGTGTTAAAATGGCAATCGAAAACCCTGTTGGGATTATGAGTTCTATTTATAGGAAGCCGGATTGCATTTATAACCCTTATGACTTTGCTCCTGAAACAGAATGTAAAAAGACTTGCCTATGGTTATTTAATGGGTTAAAGCCTTTGCAGCCAAACCAGCATATTCCTAAAGAGCAAAGAACGCATGGCATATGGTTGGCCAGGTTTAACGGAAACTATGTTTCTTATAGTTCTCCTGAATGTGCTAAAATGAGGTCAAAGACACCAACAGGTGTTGCTAAAGCGATGGCCGAGCAATGGGGAGGTAAGCTATGATTTTCCAGGACACTGTATTCTTAACTCTCTTGACATGCACAGGATTCGCCACCATTGTACTATTCATTTGGGCTTCAATACTTAAAGTGATAACCCACCTGACGAGCCGTAAACGGCGAAACGGAGAGGATTAAACCTCTCTGTCGTGGGATTAACCAACAGCATATTACAACAAACTTTAATTAACAAAGGAGATTATTTCAAATGGCTATGATTACCCGCACTATCGTTAAGGACACCACCATCACTTTCCGTACCGTTATTGACGGCGAAGTTTCTGCCCCTCAGTCCATCACTGTTGATGGCGTGGTTGGCAACCCCGCAGCTATCGTTAAGAAGCAGCTCGGCCTGAAGAAAACCGACAGCGTTATCATTGATGCTTTCGTTGAGGATTCCCACCTGTTTGGTTGTACCGTTGAGGAGTTTCTCTCCGTGGCACACATGATTGAGAAGTAAGTTCACCCATTAACATCATTTAATTAAAGGAGATTATCACATGAATAATACCGTACTGACTGACCTTAACAATGCTGAATCCTATTGCTCCATTAAGGGCGACTCTCGTGAAGCTCTCGTGGCTATGTATAACGCCATTAACAGCCCTGACCACAAGCTGTCTGACTTTGTCGGCAAGAAGCTGAACATTAAGGACATTTCCATTGAGCGTGTCGAGAACATGAACGAGGAAACTGGCGAGATGGCTGCCAACGCTCGTGTGGTGCTTATTGACGAGAATGGCGAAAGCTACACCTGTGTTTCTTCCGGCATTTACTCCGCTATTAAAAAGCTGGTTGCTGTATTTGGTGAGCCTACTTGGGAGCCCGCCCTGCCTGTTGAGGTTCAGAACCTTAGCACCAAGAAAGGCCGCAAGACCATGACCCTGAAAGCTATCTAATAGATAGTAAAATAATTAAGTAAAACAAAGCCCCTGTGTTAATCCCACCGCAGGGGCAATTTTTAACTCTATAAGGAGGAATCTTAAATGACTAAGACCGGCATTGATATTAGCTATGCCAACAATACCTACTCTAAGATAGACTTTAAGCAGGTTAAAGCAGCCACCGACTTTTGCATTATTCGTGTGGGCTATCGTGGTTACGGTGATGGCACTCTTAAAGAGGACGGTTGGTGGAAGTATAACCTTAACGGCTGCATTGAGAGAGGTATTCCATTCGGTGTTTACTTCTTTACGCAAGCAATCACAGAGGAAGAAGCAAAAGAGGAAGCCCTGTTCACTCTCGAAAGGCTTAGAGGATTAGAGGTTGACTATCCCATTTATATAGACACTGAGGAAAGTGGCCATAAGCAGAATCTTGGCAGAGCAGATAACCTTGACCCTATCACACGCACAGCTTGTGTTAAAGCATTTTGTGAAACGATTGAGGAAGCAGGTTATTACGCAGGTATCTACTGCTCTGAATCGTGGATGAATAACAAGCTGATAAAGGCCAACCTTAAAGCACACGATTTTTGGATTGCTAACTGGAACAGAAAACCTGCTATACCCTGCGGTATGTGGCAGTATGGTGCTAAGGGTTTGTGTAATGGCATTAAGGGCTTTGTAGATGTAAACAAAAGTTTCAAAGATTATCCTGCCATTATGAAGAACAACAACCTTAACGGTTATACCGCTGGTGAGAATGTGTGGCAAGTTACCATTTGGGGCTTGACTGATGAAGAATATGACGAGGTTTGTCAATGGCTTAAAGAAAAAGATTTTCCCCACGATGATAAAAAAGTAAGGGAGGAATAAGTTATGGAAGCTTTTTGGATAGAGGTAACTGAATTATGCTCATGGGGGAAATTTGTAATCATAAGATGCTCAAATTGTGCAAAGGCCCCTCTTGAGAGTGAAGAACAAGAAGTATTAAGTCCTTACTGTCCTTGGTGCGGTTGCAAAATGACTAACGCAGAGGAGGAATAACCCATGGCTATATCCGAAGCTGAAAGAGCCAGACTTCAAACCAAGATTAAAGAGCGAAACAAGATGGCACGATGGATTAACACAAACCTAAATCCTACTTCCAAGATAAGAAATATCAATCCTGCTGAAACTGTAAGGAAGCTAATGACACAGGACGATGCTGATTCATTGGAGCGCTCCCTTGATGCATTTATGGAAGCACCAAGAGAGTTAAGCTATCGAAACAGAGCTTCTTATTCCATGAATGAACAGGCAGAGCTTATGGTTCTTGGTAATGAAAGTGAACGCAGGGGCAGAGAAAAGCTTGAGGAAGTTAAAGAGTGGATAAGCGATAAGGGTGTAACCATGGGCGGCAATGTGTCTAATGTTGACCCAGTTCAATGGATGGATAAATTCAGCGAGAGGGTTTATACTTACAAAGACCCTGAACGGTTCCGCAGCCAGTATGATTATGACAAGTGGAAAGATAAGATGTACGATAAGGCTCTTAATCTCGATGAAATGAAACGGATGGAAGCCTACAAGAAAACATATCTTGAAACCTTTGAGCGAAATGTGGTTAAAGAAATTGACAAGGAGATTAAAGGTTCAGCAAGGCGAGAAGAAGCCAAAGATATTTTGAACGCTCTTAAACAGCTCTCCCCGGAGGAATTTCAATACGCATATTACACAGACCTGTTAGGTGATATTTCTTTCTTGTATCCTGACATAACAACTGACGCAGAATATGGGGTTGCGATTGGAGTTAAAGATGTGTTTGGTATTCAGTTCTGAAATACACGGCTGATTTTGAAACCACAACAGATAAAGAGGATTGCCGGGTGTGGGCATATGCTCTTTGCGAGATAGGGGGTGACTATGCTACTACGGTTGGGAACTCTATTGATGATATGTTTGATAGAATATCCTCAGCCAACAACACACTGTACTTTCACAACCTCAAGTTTGATGGTGAGTTCATAATCTATTGGCTGTTTCGTAATGGCTACACCTTTGTTAAAGATGCTAAAGAATTGGAAGAAAAGACTTTTACCACGCTTATCAGTAACATGAATGTGTTTTACACTATAACTATCTGCCACAAGAAAAGCGGACGAAACAAAATCTGTACTAAGATAATAGATAGCTTAAAGATTATTCCATTCAGCGTAGAGGAAATAGCCAAGAGCTTCAAGCTGCCTATCTCTAAACTTGAAATTGACTATAAAGCTAAGCGTGAGGTTGGACATATTTTAACGGAGCAGGAAACTGAATACATTAAGAACGATGTACACATAGTTGCTATGGCTCTCAGCACGATGTTTGGTGAGGGGTTGACAAAGATTACCCAAGGCTCTAACGCTCTTGCGGACTATAAGAAAATCATGGGTGGAGAATTAAAGTTTAGGTATAAGTTCCCTGCCGTCAGCGAAGATGATGATGTTATTATTCGTAAGGCATATAGGGGAGGATTTACCTATTGTAACCCAAGATTCCAAGGAAAGAAGTTAGGCAAAATTTCAGTGTTCGATGTAAACAGCCTTTATCCATCTCAGATGTATAGCAGACCCTTACCGTATGATACACCTGTAAGGTTTGAGGGCAAGTATGAGAACAATCCTGTTTATCCTCTTTATGTTCAAAGACTTAGGTGTGAGTTTAAGGTTAAGAAAGGTATGCTTCCTACCATTCAGTTAAAGAACACTCTTGGATTTATTCCTAATGAGTATATCACAGACACGAAAGGTGAAGATGTTATTCTTACTCTGACAAGCGTAGACCTTGAATTGCTGTTCACCCACTATGATGTTTATGTATATGAATATCTTGGTGGCTATATGTTCAAGTCCAAAACAGGAATGTTCACAGAATATATCGACAAGTGGATTAAGGTAAAGCAGGAAGCTACCATAGAGGGTAATGCGGGTATGCGTACGCTTGCTAAGCTAATGCTTAACGCTCTTTACGGAAAGTTCGGTTTGAAGATAAGCTGCCGTTCCAAGATACCATACTATGAGGGTGATAAAGTTATATACCGTGACGGTGAACCTGAGAAGCGTGAGCCTGTCTACATTCCAATGGCTTGCTATATCACAGCGTGGGCGAGATACACCACTATCACAGCAGCACAGAAAGTATATGACAGATTCATCTATGCTGACACTGACAGCTTACATTTAATAGGTCACGAGATGCCTGAGAATCTTGATGTTGACCCTGTTAAATTGGGTGCTTGGGATTATGAAATGCAAGCAGATGAAGCAGTATTCATTAGACAGAAAACCTATATGGAACATCCCTGCGGAAAGAGCGCAGAGGAATTTAAGAAGAAAGACCCGGAGAAATATGCTGAAAGTAATGGATGGAAAATTACATGTGCAGGTATGCCGAAAGGCTGCTATAAATATGTAACCCCTGATAACTTTAAGATAGGTTCTTCTTTTGCTGGCAGACTTATGCATGAGCGTGTCAAGGGTGGCGTAGTATTAACAGACAAAGACTTCACTATTAAGCCGAAATAAAATTTACCAATTATCGAACTTGATTTTTTATGGAAAAGTTGTATAATATAGTTAGGAGCAGGGGTGGTGTATGAGTACCAGTGCCGGACAGCAATCGGGTGAAACCGACCGGTGCGGTTGGGTTTGCTACCTTGCTTATGCACTCCCTGTTTCCACCATAAGAAAGGAACAGTTATGTATTATAATATAGATAGTGCTTTATCATACAACGCCCTATTCACAATGATAATGGGTGGCCGTGGTATTGGTAAAACTTATTCTGCAAAGAAAAGGGCTATTAAGAATTTCTTGGCTAAGGGTGAACAGTTCGTATATCTACGCCGGTACAAGACAGAGTTAAAGAAGTCTGTGCCAACATTCTTTGCAGATGTTGCTAAAGAGTTCCCTGACCATCAATTTAAGGCTACAGCAAAAGGGCTTTATATTGATGAACAGCTTGCAGGATTCTGCATGACACTCTCCACACAGATTGTAGAGAAGTCAACAGCTTATCCTGGAGTGACCTTAATCATCTTTGAGGAATTTCTTATTGACCCATCTTCCTCTTATCACTATTTAAGGAATGAGGTTGAAACTTTCCTTGAAGCGTACTCCACCGTAGCAAGAGATAGAGATGTAAGAGCTGTCTTTCTTGCTAATAATGTTTCCCTTTATAATCCTTACTTTCTCTATTTTGGCTTACAGCTTATTGGAGAACAAACAGTAGCTAAAGCCAAAGGTGGAGATGTTATTCTTCTTAAAGTAAGCAGCGAAGAATTTGCTAATCATATGGCACAAACAAGATTCGGTAAAATCATAGCAGGAACTTCTTACGGCGAATACGCAATAGGGAATGTAGCCCTTAGAGATTCTAATGAGTTCTTGGAAAGAAAACAAGGTACAGCTTACTATTACTTTGGGTTCTTCTTTAATGGAGAATTTTACGGAGTATGGCGAGATGATAAGGTGGGGCTGATGTATTGTTCAGAGGACTACGACCCATCTTATCCATTAAAGTACACATTGAGCATGGCAGACCACACACCAAACACGCTTATGGTTAAGTCAGTTCGCAACCAACCTGTATGGCGGTTAGCCACTGTCCTTTTTCAACAAGGAAAAATGAGGTTTGAAACTGGCAAGGCCAAGGCTGCATGGGTGGGAGTTATGAAAATGCTTAATGAGATAAAGGTTTAAGGAGGTATGACTTATGGATTGGGCACAGTTGACCAGCTTAATTTCCAACATCGGCTTCCCGGCTGTTGTCTGTATTCTGCTGTTGAAAAACAATCAGGAGCAGGCTAATGTCATTAGGGATAACACGAAAGTGATGCAATCCCTTGCTGACAAGATTGACTGTATTCTACACAAAGGGGGTGAATGATAATGCCAAGACTTACGCCGGATGAGCATGAATCTTATATGCATACCATTATGGATATGTATGAGAATCCTGACGATGGCGCTGAAATGATTACCAGGCTGCGTGATGACTATAATGCAAGCATGGAAGTCATTGAGGGTGTATCGCAGGCAGAGTATGATGAGCTGAACGGCAAGTATAATACCTTGCGTGAGCAGTACATCAACAGATTCTTTGGTGGCAACGCTGACCTTATGGAAGCTAAGGACAAGCAGAGCGAGGACATTAAAGATGATGAAGCAGGTAGACAGCTTACCTACGAAGAAGTAGCTGAATCTTACACTGGAAAGGATGAATAATTATGGCAAATGGTGTTAATGTTCTGAATGTAATTCGTCAGAACGCTACTGCTGTATATCAGGATAGAATCCCTGAAGCTACCGCAGAGAATCTACATGAAGTTGGTGATGCTATTCTCACCTACGAAGCACAGGCTAACGAGTTCGTTAATGCGCTGGTTAATCGTATCGGCCTTGTTATCCTGAACAACCGCATGGCAACTAACCCTCTTGCTGCGCTGAAAAAGGGCAGACTGGCGGTTGGTGAAACCATTGAGGAAATTTACATTGATGTAATTAAGGCGCAGACCTACGACCCCAGAGCTGCACAGGACACCCTGTTTAAGCGCCACCTGCCCAATGTATCCTCTGTATTCCATAGCGTTGATAGCCAGCTCAATTATCCTCTGACTATCTCCAATGAGCAGCTCCGTAAGGCTTTCCTGTCTTATAACAGCCTTGACCGGTTCATCGCTGGGCTGGTTGATTCCATGTATAAGTCTGCTACGCTGGACGAGTTCATTCAGATGAAGCAGCTTATCAGTGAGTGGGACGAGAACAGCCGGTTTATCGTTGAGCCTATCACCGCTGTTACTGATGCTGCATCCGCTCGTGAAGCGATGATTAAGATTAAGGCTGTTTCTGATGGCATGACTATCTTTAACAATCAGATGAACTACGCTGGTGTATGGACTTCCACTCCCAAGGATGAGCAGTACCTTATCACCACCCCTGACTTCAATGCCCGTATGGATGTTGATGTACTGGCTGCTGCGTTCCATATGGATAAAGCAGAGTTCGCTGGCCATGTTATCGTGGTAGATAATATCGGCGACCTTGGTGATAATGGTATTGAAGCCATTCTCGTGGATAAGAACTGGTATCAGGTTTACGATTATCTGCGTACCTTTAAGACTGCTTATAACGGCGAGGGCCTGTACTGGAATTACTTCTACCATGTATGGATGGTCTACTCCCTCTCTCCCTTTGCTAACGCTGTTGCTTTCGGTACTGCTGCTCCTACCGTAACCACTCTTACCGTTACTCCCACCACAGCTACAGTTAAGCCGGGTGGAACTTTGCAGATTACCACCGCTGTTACTGGTACTGGCGACCCCACTTCCAAGTGTACCTTTACTATCGCTGGTAACACCGACCCTGAAACTGTTGTTAACACCATGGGTAAGGTCATTCTTGGTAGCAAGGAAACTGGTTCTCTTGGCACTTCTAAGAAAGAGATTACCGTTACTGCTACTTCCGTTCAGGACACTTCCAAGACTGCTACCTGCACTATCACTGTTGGTTAATCTTATGGTGGGGTGGGCTAACCACCTGCCCCACCTAATTCTTTAAGGAGGGATAAAATGGTAACACCTAATACGATAGTAAAACTGTATAGTGGTATTCCCTGTGACCCTACCTATCAGAATGTTCTCCAATGGGATAGTGTGACAGAACAGAATCAGTTCTTTGCTAATCAAGTGCCTGTTGCTACTTACACCGATTTTCAGTTTATTGATGGAACGAGAGAACTGCGGATTAAGCGTCAGATGGAGAATTGCTATCACATTAACTATGTGGCTTATCAAAACCATCGGTACGGTAATAAGTGGTTTTACGCTTTCGTCAATGATATGCGGTATCTTTCTCCTGAAAGTACAGCCCTTATTCTGGATGAGGATGTGTGGGCAAGCTGGCAGTTTGACCTTACTTTTAATAAGAGTTTTGTTGAGCGGGAAACGGTGAGCAATGATGCTGTTGGAGCGCATACTCTTGATGAGGGGCTGGAAACGGGTGACTATGTAACAACTGCCCATTCCTACACCTTATTCAAACCTGAGGATATGCGTGTCATTATTGCCATGACTGGTATACCTGATTACATTAAACAAGAATTGGGTGAGGGAGTTGTGGCTCAAATACAAGCTCCCTCTATTGTAAGAGGAATTGCCTTTCCTGTGTACTGGATTGAATGTGGTAGAGCCAACAATGCTTCTTCTATGGTGGCTGCTCAAGCAATTATAGATGCATATACTAAAGCTGCACAACTTGATGCTATCGTTGGAGTTTTTACTGTGTCAAAAGTGGGGGATAACTACGCCACGATTGAGAGCCTTGGCGCATATCCTGCAAGAACTTTATCAATTGTACCAAGAAACAATAAGTTGTACTGCTACCCCTATTGCGCCTTGAACATCATATCTTCAAGCGGTGATGCAAAAACTTTTAGATATGAGCGATTGGCCACTGGTGGCGCAACAGGATTCTTTAAGATAACTCACCCCTTTGGTATGCGCCCAACACTTTCCGCAACAATGGAAAATTACGCTGGAAATAATATCGACATTCAAGACCAAGTATCTTTGAGCGGTTTTCCTGTGTTACCTTGGGTTAATAATGGTTATCAGGACTGGTTGGCAAAACATAAATACACCATGGCTACAGAGTTCGGAACAGGACTTGCTACATTAGCTGTTGGTGGGCTAACCGGTAATCCTCTTGCTATTGCTGGTGGCATATCTGCAACTCTTGGTTCTCTGTCTAAGGTCGCCCAAGCTGAACACCTGCCTAATAACCTGAATGGAACAATAGAAAGCAGCGATGCAAATGCAATCAGTGGTAAGAGTGGATTCTATGCAAACTGTGTAGCAATTAGAGCAGAGTACGCAAGAATAATTGACAACTTCTTTAGTCAATACGGTTATAAAGTGTCTATCTTAAAGGATGTTGAACTGCACAACCGTCAAAATTGGGATTTTGTCCAAACCATCGGGTGCAATGTTATTGGTGAGTGCCCTGCTCAAGTTCTCGAATCTGTTAAAAAGATGTTCGATGCTGGTGTAACCCTTTGGCACAACGGCACATTCAATTACGGAACACTCTCTAACCCCATCATCACTTCTTGAAAGGAGGTAAAGCATGGGAAAGAATAAACCTTTTATTCCTCTAAAGAATGAAAGCAACTCTGCGCTATTCTCCAACTCCATCTTGGATTCACTCTATCGTGGTAGGCTGCATGAGCTGGCTATGGCACGATTCAAGTGGGAGAATCTTCCCCAAGAGATTGATGAACGGTTCTTGGAAATGACCCTTAACGAATATGCCATGGGTGCTTTCTTCTTTGACGAGGTTGCACAGCGTTATGTGTTCCTACCAGCCATGATTAACGGTGACTACAATATCTATAATGACCCTATTCAATACAGAGTGTGGGCTATCAATGGGTATCAGCAGGAACTAACGATGGAGAACTCGGTTATAGTTTACAATAACATGATTAAATCTCCTACATTCCCTTGGCTGGACTACTACGCTGAACAGCTTTATGACATTGACCAAGCAAGACGAGTTAATATTCTTGCGCAGAAAACCCCGGTGCTGTTTAAGGGTACGGATAAGCAAAGGCTCACCCTTAAAAACATTTGGTTGAAGTACGCAGGAAATGAGCCGTTTATGATGGTTGATGAAAGCGTGGATAAGGACAGCTTTACGGTTCTCAAAACTGATGCTCCTTGGTTGGGCGAAGAACTTACACAAATGCGCCGTCACATTATGGGCGAGATTATGATTTACCTTGGCTATGAAACGCAGGAAGCCACACAGAAAAGTGAGCGTGTTCTTGCGGGTGAGGTAAGAGCAGCTCAGAGTGAAAGCATGAGTTACAGATATAGCCCTCTACTCATGCGCAGACAAGCGGCTGAAAAAATCAACAATATGTTCGGCCTTAACATTGAGGTTAACTTCCGTCAGCCTACCTCTACGCTGGTTGACATGGATGACCCGTTCACGCAGTATCAGTTGGAAACCTTGAAGTCTACGCAGAGTTTTACCACAGAGCCGTTTAATGTAGAGAAAGAGGGTGAGGGTAATGAGTAAATACACAACCGAACTGCGGTACATTATCGAAAGCGGTTATAAACTTAATGCCCTTACCTCTTATCCTATCTTTGACGAGAATTACCGTTCGGTGCTGAATCAGTATATCCTTAATCACTTTTGGATGCGAGAGATAGGTTTTGAAACTGCTGGCGAATTTGACCTGTATCTTGGGAACACGCTTAACGAGATTATGCCGTATTATAACGGTATGTTCAAAATGGCCATGAGTGAAATAGACCCTCTCACAAACTATAAGTATAAGGAAACACTGGATAAGTCCGATGTGGGTACTACGAGTTCCAACTCTAACACTAACGGTAACAGCAAATCGGTTGAAAGCACCCCTGCTGATGGCCTTGTGCAGATGAACGAGATAGAGAACAATGTCTACGCTTCTTCTGCTACACTTAACAACAATATGGTCAACGCTAACGGCACTGTTGATAGCAAGACCGAAACGGATTATGTTAAGTTGGTCAGCGGTTATAATGGGGTTAGTGTAGGCAAACTGTATGACGAATATCGTAGATATGTGGTCAGCGTTGTGCGTTTGCTGATGAACGATAAAGACCTAAATCAATGTTTCTTGGGGGTGTATTAAATGATTACTCCATTGCCATATTGGAACTTTAACCCTGTACTGCCTACGGTTTTCGACGATAGCTTGTCGTACCTTGAGATGGTGAGCAAGCTGTATAAGAAGCTGGAGGAAATAATTGCAGAGGTTAATGAAATCGACCAAGAAGCTATTCAGCAAGCCCTTGACGATATGCGCAACGAGATTGCAAAATTTGAAGCGCAGGTGCAGGAGCAGTACAATAAGCTGGATGGCAAATATCAGGAGCTTTACAACGAACTTAATGATAACATCATTGACCTTGCTGATAGCACCGCTGCTTCTCTTGAGGAGATGGATACTAAGATTCATAACCTTGGCGAAAGCCTCAAGGATATTATGGATTTGAAAATCAGTGAGAACAATGAGTATATTTTCGAGAGTATCGCTTCTGAAATAATCGGCATTAAGGTACTTAACTATTTTACTGGCGAAAAGGTAACAGTTCAGGAGATGTTTGACTATCTTGCACAGCTCCATGCTACGGACGGTATTACCGTTACTGAACTTATCACTCGTCAGAAAACTGTTAATGCTCTTATTGCTCTCAAGTTCACATACAGCCAGCTTGCCATGAATGGTAAGAATATCATTATATAAGGAGGTAATGTATTATGACTAATACACCTAATTATCAGCTTAAAAAGGTTGAGGGTACTGACCTCTTTAACCCGCTCACTCAGATTAACCCCAACTGGGACAAGATTGACGAAGCTATGAAAGCCAACCAGGGCGCAGGTGTTACCAGTGCTACACACAACAAGTCCGGTACTCTGCACGCTATTGTGCGTGCCACCGCTGGTGTTCCTGTTCTGCGCTTTACCGCTACTGGTGACTTCCGCACCGGCGATACCTTTACGGTCGATGGGCAGAATGTTACTGCAAGACTGCCTGATGGTACTTCCCTGCCGGATTATGCGTTCCGTATTAACTCTAATATCATCGCTATTCAGGCCGGCGGTGTACTGACTATTGTCACTAACGGTGCAAGCGTTGACCTCGATGGTTATATGAAAACTTCCGATTATGTGGGTTCCGGCGCTACTGGTAAGGTTCACGCTGCGGAAGTTGCTGATAGTGCCACTACTGCTACCAGTGCAAATAATGCAAGCAATCTGAATGGCCAGCCTGCAAGCTACTATGCTGCTTCTGCTGCACTTGCTCCTATGATTCAGAATGTAACGGCAATCCAGGTGGTGAGCGCACTGCCAACTAATCCTGTTGCGACCACTCTGTATTTGGTGACGGAGTCTTAAATAAGATTAAGGGATGGTGGGTGGGAACATGGAGGATAAGCATATGATTGACAACATTATTAAAGCAAAAGAACTGTTGGAAAATGCGAGATGCCTTTCTATATTGCATGAGTGCGACCGGGGGATGGTTAGCCCTGCGGAAGCGCATATGTATTATGCTATCAGGGATGCATTGAAGTTAATGGAGCAGGAGGTAAGAGTATGAAATGTCCGTATAGGATGAATGAAATGCACACTTGCCATGATGGAAAGTCATGGATTTATAGGGAGTTTGCCGAATGCTATGGAAAACCGTGCCCTTATTTCGGTGTTGATGAAAAAGGCGGTTGGTGTCGGAAAATTATGATAGAAATAGGGTTCTGTGCTTATCAGGGGGAACACTAATGGACAGACGAACACGAAAAATCTTGTCAGGACTGCATGACGATATTATTGAAATACTAATGGAGTGCGAGGATATTGGAGAAGCAAAGGCAAGGTTAAGGCATATCCTGTTGGCAATAAATACGCTCTTGGTTGAGAGCAAGAATAAGTAAGGAGGTATCTTTATGGGTATAAGTAAAGGCGGTCAGAGTTTGAAGCCGTATGTTGGGAGTAAGGAGGTAGCAGAAGCGTATGTAGGAAGTCAGCTTGTGTATAAAGCTGGGCTGCCTTATTACTATTATTTCCTTGGTGCGGAAACCACATATTACATTAGTAATAACTGCCAATTAGCATATTATGCTTCGGTCACAAAACCCGCATGGGCAACTACTTATAAAATTGCAATAGGTGCCAGTACCGGAACTACCTCTCCGAGAATACAGCTATTTAATGTAAGTGAATTTATAGGGAGACAATTAAAATTTTTATACAGGGGCGACCCAAAGGGTTATGAAAATAATCTACAAGTAATATTTAGAAGGTCTGATAATACATTAATCGAAACCAAACACCTGACATTCAAATCCCAAGAAACTCTTGCGCAATATACAGTACCAGCCGGTTGTGCAAGAATCGACATTCAATGTATTGCCTTTAATACATACTATACTGTTGACGCTATTAGATTTGAAGAAACTTAAAAAATACCCCCGCCTAACAAGCGGGGTTTTCTTTAGTCGCCAAAAGGTAAATTATAGTAACTTGGACGACCGACTAATTTACTGATAATAGATTGGGCAACCAACCTATTTACTCGGCTGGAAAAACAAGGAAAAAAATGCCAACAGC